GTCTAAACAATTCTCATTGTAGCATTTGTTTATTTCCATTTCTTTCTCCTTTATTTATCCATACTTTAGTTTATAATCGCAACATTCGCTTAACCTGCTTAGTCAGGTTGAAGCAGTTGTTAGATGTTCCTCTATTCTTTTCTTGGCTATCTCAAAATACTTGTCGTCTTTTTCAATACCAATAAAATTACGGTTTGTATTTATACAAGCAACTCCGGTACTGCCAGAACCCATGCAGTTATCAAGTACAGTTTCGCCTTCAAGTGTATAGGTTTTGATTAGGTACTCAAGTAAGGCTACTGGTTTTTGTGTGGGGTGTAGGGAACCTTTTTGGCTGTCTCTCGCAAAATAAATTAGGTTAGTTTTCTTTGCATGTGTATATGTTGCGTATTTTCTAGCCCCTGTCTCATCTAAATTATGGTCACCAGCTCCTTTTGAACTGTCCGACGTAACTACTGGTAATACACGTGTATATGGCTTATCTAATTTTACACCCTGACTATCATAAAAAGGCGTATTTGTGTAAAATACACTAATGTTTTCAGTTTTCCTAAGAGGCTGTTTGTTGCTAAAAGCAAATCCAGTTCCCTTATCCTTTTCCCACACCCAATCATACTTGTAATCTTTTATGTTGCTCATTCTCAAGTAACTTAAAAACGGTTCACTACCAAACAATACAATAGCTCCCCTATCTTTAATAATCCTCTTGTACTGTTCCCATAATGGTTCAAATGGGATAACAACATCCCACTTACAAGCTGTCGTCCCATATGGCAAATCACACAAAATCATGTCTATTGATTTGTCAGGAATATCCTTCATCTTTTCTAAGCAATCACCATGAATCAGTTGCATCTTTCCTCCTTAGGCTTTTTTGTTTATAATCGCAACATTCGCTTAACCTGCTTAGTCAGGTTGAAGCAGTTGTTAGATGTTCCTCTATTCTTTTCTTGGCTATCTCAAAATACTTGTCGTCTTTTTCAATACCTATAAAATTACGTTTTGTATTGATACAAGCAACACCTGTACTTCCTGAACCCATACAGTTGTCAAGTACCGTGTCGCCTTCATTCGTGTAGGTGCGGATAAGGTACTCAAACAGGGCTACGGGCTTCTGGGTGGGGTGTAAACCTCTCGACTTTTCTCTATTGTTAAAATATTGCACAGATGACGGGTATTTTAATTCGTCATATTCCTTCCCTTTTCTTACAGATTGCAAGCCCCCATAAACATCTGATGAAGTGCCATCACTTTTATAACCATTAACTAATCTTTTTGAACCACTACCCTTTCGAGGTTCTTTAATTGGATTGTAAATAGTTTTATTTTTTGCAAATACCAATATATTTTCGTGTTCCTTCAATGGTTGATATTTCGCAACAGCAAAATTACTACCTACTGCCTTTTCCCATATCCACTCATATTTAAACATCTTAGGATTACTCATAACCAAAGCAGAAGTAAACGGTTGACTAGCTGTAAGGACTATTGCTCCGTTATCCTTTATCAGTCGCTTGTATTGCTTCCAAAGAGGCTCAAAGGGAATGATGGTGTCCCACTTGCAAGCGGTTGTTCCATACGGCAAATCACACAAAATCATGTCTATTGATTTGTCAGGAATATCCTTCATCTTTTCTAAGCAATCACCATGAATCAGTTGCATCTTTCCTCCTTAGGCTTTTTTGTTTGTTTTTCGTTCTTTTTTAATATCCTATTGCGTAAATAGTTGAAAATAAACACAAAACAATCTTTTATTTTTTGTTGTTAGTGGTTTTGTTTTCGTTTTCAAATAAATTACCATTTGCGGCTTTTGCCATTGCCTCGCTCGCCTTGTCGCTCGCTTTGTTTTGCTGTTCTTTTGCCTTTGCCTCCGCCTTTGCGTCCTCAAAAGGTTTTACAAAAGTCTCTTGCACGGTTGTTGTACCCTCTTTGATTGCATTTGCAGTCGCCCGCAACTCAAAGACTTTAGCTTGGTCAATCTCATTAATACTATTTATATCTAAATAGCTTAATATTTGCTCCTCCGACACGCCAATTTTTTTAAAGTAAATAATAATATTTTGGCGACTTTGCTCCAAATCAATCGACTGTCCGAGCGCAACCTGTTTAACCTCGTTAATTACTTTTTTCGTTATCGCTTTTGGAATTACCGCCAACACGGCATTTCTAAAAGCAATTGAAGACGCCGCATTGCCTGTAACAACTTGCATGTCCTCAGAATAAGTCCGCCCAAATTTGTCTGTTATTCGTCTGTTAACTTCCTTACTTACAGCGTAATTAGTTTCTAAATCGTGACAAATAGCCTGCGCCGTTATCATTTTGCCGTCATTGCCTGTTATTCGTGTTTGAACACGGATATTACCCCATGCGCCTGCGATAATTTCTGCCATGCGAACGGACAAACCCTCGATAACGTTCTCCTGTCCATTTGCACCCCTGCGCCTTAAAACGTAAAAGCAATCCTCAGCGGTTTCTTTGTCCATTTTAGCATAAGTAGCAATCTTGTTTAATGCCTCATTAATATCTCGGGGGTATTTTTTTGCTGTGGCTATCTGTATATCGACCTCCGCCCGATTAATTGCCTCCAAAACTTCAACCGATTTAACTTCGATTATACCGTCTTTTTCTACTCTATTATTTTCCATAATCATAATAATTTTTAAATAGTTAATATAAATGTTTAGTTAATTTTAATTCGTTCGTGTTATTACAACCGTATCATCACTGCGGTCGATTTTGCTTGTAAACCTTTTTTCACAAATTATTTGAATATGTGAGCGACAATTCACTATGTAGTCATATCTACTTAAAGGAAAGCTCACGCTTTGCCCGACCTCAAGGCTGTTAATTGCACCCCTTACACTCTGTTTTTTTTGCTTTGTTTTTTTCATAATAAAAATTTAAAATGTTAATATTTGTTTGTTTGATTAATACATTACAAATGTACGATGTTTGTTTGAACTATGCAAATTTTTAAGCAAAAAAATGATACAAAAAGCGAAATTTAAAATCATTCTAAATAAAAAACCCTCTCAAAAATATACATTTCGAGAGGGCAAACACTTATAAATCAAACTTATGGGCGTAAAAAGTTTTTGAGTAAAACTGCCAATAAGAAATACAAATATAAGATAATAAATTTATTTAAAAATGATTTTCGTTTGAATTTCTTTTATACTTTCAAATCCTTTGTTAAAATACTCTTTATCGAGTTCAATAACTATCGGGCGCATACCTAAGTTAACAGCGGCTTTGTAGGTGCTAAAAGAGCCTGCAAACATGTCCAAAACAGTAACTTTTTTTTATTCGTGTCCGCCTTGTGTGTGTGTGTGTGTGTGTGTGGGCGGAGCCACCAACATTAAAAGTCTCTCTAATAATCGTATTGGCTTTTGTGTCGGGTGTATGTATTTGTAATTTTCTCGCCCTACTTTGATTATGCTTTTTTCATTCATACCCTGCTCCATGCCTTGTATTACCGACACGGCTCGGCTACAGTCGTTTAGTTTACTTCTTACTGTAACGTTATTTTTACGTGCTTTTTTATTCCGCACTCCGCAAGCACTCCGCGCGGAGTGTTAAGCCTCAAATATAGTTCTTTTTGTTTTAATGGTGCAAATATAGTGAATTTGTTTTAATTTTAAGGTGTAAAAATATCGTTTATTTTGGTCATGTATTGACCTGAGTAAACGTCTGTGTCGGTCATGCCTTTGTAGATGTTGTTTATAAATTCCAACATCCCACCTTTTATTTTTGTAAATATTTTCCCTTTAGGTTTATCGAAAAACACACAATTTTGAATTTGCGCCTGTGCAAAATTGTTATTAAAAGTAAATCCCGACACTATTAAATCTCTAAAAATACAGTTTTTCATAAACACGTCAGTAACTTGTGTTATAGTAGCAAGTTTATTTATATTGTAAAATTCACAATTATTGAAAAGGATATTAAAACCACTCAAGCTAAATGAGTCTTGTGTGTCTTCGGGATATGGATTGCTAAATCCGCAATTTTCAAAATAAATGCCTCTTCCGCTGGACACTAATAAAGTTGTGTCAGACCCGATAAATTGACATTTTTTAAAATACATACTGCCATAACTCCTGTGATGGAAACCCATGCCTTTCATTGAAATAAACTTACAGTCTATAAATGAACAACTTGTAGTGTTTTGTGTACTTATAAAAATAAATTGAAAAGTAATACCTTCAAATTTCAATCCTGTTTCCGTACCGTAACCTAAATATATATTTCCGACAGGCACTACAATGGGGTTGTTTTCAAAGTCGGTGCTGGGTGCTGAAAAATAAACAGTTGAGCCTTGCTTAAACCATTTATAAGTGGCACTATTTTCAATATCTGCGACATCTGTAGCTTTTGATATTTTTGTGTCGTCAAATAAACATTCTTTGCCTTCTTTTTTAAAATGGTAAAATAAACTAAAAGATATATATGTATTCATATCTTTTACTCCCTTTTGCCACAAAAATACAGACTCCGAGCTAACATTGCCGCTTGTATCCTCAAATTGATAAACCTTTGTGTACCCGTTCGTTTTGGTTATATTGGAATAAGAAATGCCGCCATTGATAACCGCATTTTCAAATGATTTAATCGTAATATTTTGCTTCTTGTTTGGCGGATTGAAATTTGTCATCAAATAAGTTCCGCCTCTTAATACAATAGTTCCTCCATTTTGCACCTTTGCATAGGCTGTGTTTAAGCTTTCGTAAGGATTGTTGAAAGAGCCGTCGCCGCTATACGAACCCTGCGGGCTAACGTAAATTGATAAATCTTGTTTTTTTAAAGTAGTATTTTGTAAATCTGATATATCTTGTTGTATAGCTGGAATAACAGAAATTGCCTCATCTTGCTGTTGGTCTTTTAACTGAATATCTGATATATCTTGTTGTATAGCTGGAATAACAGAAATTGCCTCATCTTGCTGTTGGTCGTTTTCCTGCAATGCCAAAATTGCCTCATCTTGCTGTTGGTCTTTTAACTCTACATTATTTATTGCGGTGTCATGTTCTAAATCCTTTGTCTCTAAAGCCGATATTGCGTTATCGTGTTCAGTATCTTTTGTTTGAAGTGCTAAAATTTGAGCTTCAATAGTTGACGTGTCGGGCATTGAGTTCTGCAATGCCAAAATTGCCTCATCTTGCTGTTGGTCTTTTAACTGAATATCTGATATATCTTGTTGTATAGCTGGTATTACATTCTCAATATCTAATATTGCAGTATCAATATCTAATATTGCATTGTCAATATCTGATATTACATTCTCAATATCTGATATATCTTGTTGTATAGCTGGAATAACAGAAATTGCCTCATCTTGCTGTTGGTCGTTTTCCTGCAATGCCAAAATTGCCTCATCTTGTTGCTGGTCTTTTAACTCTACATTATTTATTGCGGTGTCATGTTCTAAATCCTTTGTCTCTAAAGCCGATATTGCGTTATCGTGTTCAGTATCTTTTGTTTGAAGTGCTAAAATAGCGGCATCATGTTCATCGGATTTCCACGATAAAACCGTAGTGCGCTCGTCAACAACGCCAAGCATACTTTCTAAAGCATTGTCTTTATTTTGTAAACTTGTTATTTGCGTATCGTGGGTTTCGTCTTTTGCTTGCAACGCCGCAATAGCGTTATTAATTTCTTCATTATCGAAGTTTAAAATTAAATTTTCCAACTCTTTGTCATTGTCATATATCAATTGTGCGGCTGCCTCGCCTGTCATTCCGTTTTGTATTTTTTCTATTGCCATGACTTTATAATGTTTTTTTATTTATATTCAATCTAATTAAACGTAACAGTATGTATATATTAAGGATAATTTTCGTCTCCACCGATAATCAGCTCGCCCTCCTGCTCCTCCAAATCAAAATCGTGGCTTGCGGGGCTATACCTCCAAATACCGTCCGCCGTCCAAAAATGACTATTATTCCAATTTCCTGTTTTTAATATCCATTCAAGACAATTCATTCCGTAGGTTGTTAGAAATAGTACATTTGAGTTTGTGACTAAATCTCTACACAGCCAATAGGCGTCACACGGCGCAGGCTCTTTTTGCAAAATAGGAGCTTCGTTATAAGCACACACGCCGATATATTTAGCATTTTCAGGAATAGACAAAATACATTCTACATAGTTACCTCCGCCAAATTGATATGATATAAACTGCTGATTTTCGTCAAAATAAACCACACCTGCATAATTACTATTTTGCTTTATTAGTCCTGTGTAAAAATACGCCGTGCTTGGTTGTATTTCTATCAAATTTGCACATCTTTTATATTCATATTCAATTGGCACAGGGGGGAGGTTGCTTGGTGTTTGTGTGTTTTCGCCAAAAGACAATCCCTGCTCAACTTCCTGCATTTGCAACGGTGCAAACATCGGCATGGGCGTACTTTCGTGCTGTGAAAAATCTTGTACGTTCGGAGTTGGAATATACGGATTTTCAACTCCGCCTGTTTTTGTGTAAGCTCCATTTGTAAGCTCAAACTCTACATTTAACATCTTTACTTTTACGGTAATTGTAAAAGAACCCGTCCCCCCTTGTCGCAAACTAAAAGTAAATAATTGTGTGCTTGGGTTGCCGTCTTGGGGTTGTATAAACCAATTGTTTTTACTTGTTAAATTAAACGATTTTTCCCTGCTATCAAAACAAAAATCCAACTGTGCGGGGCTAAGAAAAAGTTCGCCAATAGGACAAATCTCTGGCGCAAATCGTGAAGTCTGAAAGCCTTTGTAATATTCTTTGTGTCTATATGTGCCTTCCCTATCTAAATATGCGGGCGTGTCAGCCGTCCACAAAAAACCCGCCGCCTGTCTCTTTACGCTAAATTCACAAAGTCGCCCATTTACATCAACAGGCTTGTCGCCTTTTTTTGACACTTTCATCATGCGCTCCGCTTGTAAAAAACCTGTTGCAACGCCATTACTTTGTACGCATGACACCCAATCCTCTCTGTACCAAAATGAAACAAAACCCACCCTATTTAATACGTCATTATCGACTTCAAAAAGAGGGTATTTTGATTTAGCAGTAAAAGTAAGTTTATAACCTGCGCCGTCTTGGGTCTGTTTCTCTATTCCGATAGCAGCACCGCCGTCCGCTCCAAAAGTGTAAAACTTATCTGTATTTAGTCTAAATAAGATTACAAAACGCTCTGTTAATGCTGAATGTAAGTAGCTATTTTTCTCTGCGCTAAATTCTGATACAAAACTTTCAACTGTATGGGTGTAGCCGTCCACGCCTTTGTATTTTGCGACTTCAATAGGTGCTGAGACTTCAATAAATTGAATATAGCGCAATATATCTGTTACATAACAACTATTCATGTAATTTTCTTTATCTCTATACACGTAACCATCAAAATCTGAAATAGGCAATATATAAATATTGCTAATTCCGCTTAAAGAATAATCACATTTATTTGTTAGTAAATCCATACGTTTATAAGATAAAAAACCCCTGCGCCGTCAAAGTTAGCACAGGGGCAAAAGAAACATACTTATAAAAAATTACGTTATGGAAAGTTTACGGATTTACTTGTCCGCTTTCGTGGATTGGCGTTATAACGTCCTCCGATTCAACAAGGGGCGCAATCTCATTGCTTAATCCTTGTTGTATCATTGTCCAGCCTGAAGCATCGGCGTCGGCTGCACCGCTGTTATAATCAAAACCACCTGCGGGGGCTGTTAAACCATTAACACGTCCCAAAACCATGATACGCCCAGACTTATCCACTACAATAGCAATGAATTTGCCTAAGCTCAAAGCATCCCCCTCGTTCAACACGTCCACATCGTACTGATTTAGCACAGCGTTGACTGTATGTTGACGATATTTACCACCGTTACCACCCACCAATAAAGCGTCTGAAAAACTTATCGTATTTTCTGAACCATTTATTTTGTAAAACTTTTCGTCTGTGGGTAAAGCAATATTTGTAATTAAACCGTCACTGTTACGTGTGTATTTAATTACATCTGTTGCTGTAAGGAGGTCCTCGTCCTCTGTGGGCGGATAGTAGTTTGCCAAATATAAAGCACGTGCGCCCGCTACGCTGTATCTACATGCTTTATCTTCTAAACTTTTTGTTAACTTACAACCTGCCATTTCATTAATTTGCGCTAAAATGTTAATAAATAAATTTAGTCTAAATAAGAATAACAAGGAAACAAAGTAAATCCTGTTACGGATTTACTTGTATTTCTCCTTTATCATTTCTTTGATTTAACGTAACGACCGCCGAGTTGTCGGTGTTGGTTATCGTAACAACCACCTGCCCAACACGTGGGTCACGGTTGCCCGTGTTGTCGACTGCTACAACTTTGAAAGTTGCAACGCCGCCCGTGTCGGTTAATTTCGTTACTGCAAATCCGCTACCTATTGCATTGAATGTAAAGGTATCGGTTGACTTTTTCGATGTTGCTTTAAACTGTTTTTCCTCGCCTGCTTGTGCGAATACTAAACTATTTGGAGCTAATTCGATAATCGGTTTTGCTTTTTCTCCTTGTGCGGTCGTTTCTGTTACTTTGTCAGAACATATAACAACTTCGTCATCAAAAGGAATAGCAAAGCCAAGACGTAACCTACCTTTGACCCATATTTTATTGTCCATTGGTTTAGGAAAATTGCCAAGTTCTACATCGTCAAGGTCGCCCATTAGGTCGGTCAAAAGTAAAGCGTTTGAACTATCATAAATGATAATCGTTTTGTCGTTTAGCCCTTTGACCGGTACGAACTCCGCACCCATGTAAAACATTTTAGGATTGCGCTTGTCGGTGTCGTCAATTGTCCAATTAACACCGATTACCATGTTGTTAGTCGCCGCCAACTCCATACGCAACTGACGGCGTGCCTTGTACGAACCCAAAATAAAAAGACTGCCAGCGTCCTCCGCCTGCAATACTCTTTCTGGAGTTGCTAAATAAGCAGCTTCAACAGCCTGCTTTACAGTTGCAAAATTGTTTTGCAATCTAATTGCATCAGGGGAGGTCAAAAGTTGCTTTACGAAACCATCAAAATGATTAGGGTTGACGCTTTCGTCTCCTGCGATTATAAGCTCTTCAATCTCATTGCTTAATCCCATTGCGATTAAAGCAAGTGCAGCCCTCTCAAGCTCGGCGGGGAGGCTCTCATTTTTTGCGCCCTCTGAAAGTTCGTACAAAGTACGTTTATTTTCAAGTTCGTCAATACACTGCTCAAGGTTAATTTTGTAGGTTTTAACCTTTGCGGTTTTTTCAGACAATTTAATTATCTGATTGGGATTCCATGCACAATCCCGCCCGTCTGCTTGCAAAATCTTGTTTTCAAGGTCGATTGATTTCAACTGCTCGTCGCCTTTGACGCCTGTCAAAACACGAACGTAACCACCTTGCACCAATCTGCCACCAAATAAAGCTCTTGTAAACCATTCGGGATTATCTTTCGGTCTATATGTTAAACCGTTTATTTTCATCATGTTAGGCATTTCTAAAATCCTTTCTGTTTTTTTTGTTTAAATTCGTTTTTCGTACCTATTTGTTTTCAAGTCGGTTTTTAATTACCACCGCCATACGCTGTGTCGGTGTCAAGTCTTTGAAGTTTGCGGGGCTGCTTACCGTTGGTTTACTTTGCTCTGCGCTCGGCTGTTTTTCAAGCTCCGCTATTTTCTTTTTCAGTTCAGCGATTTGCGCCTGTGTGGAGCTTTTTTGTTTTTTCAAAAAAGCCTGCCCCCTCAACTTTGCTTTTTTAAGTTCAGTTTCAGGAACTTCAGGGCTTGCGCCGTCATTTTTGTCTTGCGTTACAACTAACATGCTGTTATCATCTATTACAATGACATTGCCGTCAGTTAGTAAGTGTTCACCTGCGGGGGCTTTTTCCGTGCCGTTCAAAGTGGCATTGCCGTCTGCGTCCACCCATATCTCGCCGCCCTCTGATAATTCGAAAATCAAAAAAGGAACGCCGCTGTCTGTTTCGTCTTTTTGGGCTTCGTCAACTAAATCCTTAGCTTCGTCAGCCGTCTCGCCCTCCAAAAGCACTCCGATACTTTGTAGGGCTTTGCCAAATAAACTGAGCTTTGGCTTTTGTTTGTCATCTTTTCTTTGTGTAGTCATTTGTATAGGTTTGAGATTAAATAGTCCCTCCAAACTAAAGCCAGTCACCCGACCTGTTTGAATTTCATTTTGCCAATAATTAATATCGTTAATTTTATAACTTGCCATTAACGTACCTTTTGGAAAGTTGCCAATGCCAAGTGCCGCCGATTTGTCAATCTTGCTATTTTCAACAATCCACATTTCAACCAAATAATTACCTTGTAATTGCTTTTTGTGATTGTGGGTTGTGCTACTTAGTGCGGTGGCGTCCTGCATTAATTTATGCGATATTTTTTCAATCGTATCCGCTGAAAATTTTATATAGTGCTCCCCTTGCTGATTGTCATTACGATATATAAGCTGTTCAGGAATTAACACCGCCCCTGTTAATAGCTGTTTTTGCTTGTTTAATGCAATTGCAACCCTGTTTTGATTTATTTTGCTTGCTTGCAATGCAACAAAAGCACTTTCAATAGCTGGCATATCTACAAAAGACATCGCAAATATACCTGTTTCATCTTTTGTGTCAATTACACAATCATAGATAGGGAGCTTTTTCATAGGATAAAATAAAATTAACTATTTATATGATAAAATTAAATTTGTTTGTATTTATTTAGAATAAAATTAAATAAGATTAATAACCTGATATTTCTTTTACTCTTACAATATCATTTTGAACATCGTTAATATCTGTTACACTTACAACAGGATTAAAGTTAATGTTTTTTATCGCTTCGATTATCCGTTGTTCACTTTTTTCCGATATAAAAGCCTGTGAAACCTGCGGAGCTTCAATCATTGGCATCACGCTTGCTAAATCCTGCACGGAGACCGCCCCCTTTGTTTCATTTATCATATTAACAAGTGGAGCGTTGGCGGCGTAACTTGCTTTGTTGATTACAAACTCGCCCCCCTCGACTTCAATGTTAGTGCCTAAAATCCTTGCACCCCCCTCCGCATGCGATTTGCCTTTGATTTCTCCACCATCGGCTAATTTTGTCAATTGTTGACTCATTAATCCTACTTGTATTGTACCCATTGAACCAACAAGTCCCGCCATAACCAAGTTTAAAGGGAATACCAACGTTAATGCTTTTGTAACACTTTGCGCCGTGTTTGCGATACCCATTGCGATATTACCGATTAGTTCGTTACGTTTCATTTGTTTTGCCTTTGCCGCAATCTCCTCCTCTTTTTTCTGTTTTTCAAGTGCCAGCCTACTTTCTTCCCTTGCTGCTTCGTTTCTTAGTGCCGTCTGTTTTTGCAAATTGCTTTTTAACACTTCAAGGGATTTGCCATTTGCCTCCCTGATTTGCTCTTCGATTTTCTCTACATTTTCGGAGTGCTTTTGTCTCAAACTGCTTGCATTTTCATAGTGTTGGTTTATAGTTTCTAACTGTGAATTTAGCTCGTCCATAGAGAACTGTAACGCTAAATTGAAAGTGTCTAAAACGCTTGTAATTGCCTCCGCTGCAATAGCGGCATATTCTGAAATTTTATCAAAAGCACTTTTTAAATAGTCGATATTTAAACTTTGTTGTTTCTGTATATTTTCAGTTATCTGCAATTGCGCCCCTGTTATTTTTTTTTGCAATTCGTCATGCGCCGTTGCATACTTTTGTAATTCTTCAATATACTCGGGCGACCCCTCCTGCAAAGTTTTTAAAGTGGCTTCGTGTGTCTCTTTGAGTTTCTTTTGATGTTCAATTAAACCATTTATATAAGTTTCTAAAATGCTATTAAACTCAGCAATATTTGACCGTGTTTCTTCAATATTTATAACACCTTTAAAAATGCCACCTTGTTGTTTTGAAACTACATCGCCGATTTTTTCTTTTGCTTTATCAAATTGCGTTTCAAGCTCCTGAAGTTCAATATTTGAAATACGTTTTAAACTTTCAATCCGTAAGGCTTCGAGCTCCTGCGCCTGCTTTTGTTCTAATAAAACAATTTTTTCGTTTAGTTTTTTCTTTTCTCCTATTGTTAGCCCCTCCTCCTCGAAAATTCGCATGCGTAAATCGTCAATTTCTCTATCATAGTTTTTTGTTATCTCTGCTTTGCGCCGCTCAAGTGTGTCAGTTATGAGTGATATTCTTATATCTTCAATTTGCTTTTGTATTTCTAATTGAGCATCGGCTCGCTCAGTGTCTAACTTTAATAACTCTTTGTTTTTCAGTTTTTCAAGTGCTACAATTTGCCCATTTATAGCTTGCCGTGCGCCTGCATTTAACGTTAAATCTGTTTTTAATTTTGTTTTTAAATCCTCAACCTGCCTATCGTATTCATATTTAATAGCCTGCCTTTGAGCTTCAAGTGATTGTCCTTGCAATTTTAGTTTTAAGTCTTCAAGTTTCCTTATTTGCTCAAGCTCCACGCCCGCCCGCTCAACTGCATACCTTTGAGCCTCTTTGATAGCGTCCTGATTAGCTTTTTTGTGGTTATTTTCTAATATTTCAAGTTGATTTTTTAAGTCTGCCTCGTCCGTTTGCAACTCAATAGCTACATTTATAGACGTTTCCAAATTGTCAATAATGCCCTGTATTCTCTCTATTGCTTTGTCGGCTTTTTCTTTGACTTTTTTACCCGATAAATCAAAATCAACCCATACATTTTTAAAGCCTTTAGCCTGATACTCTTTTATCCGTCTTAAAATTTTATAATATTCTCTTAAATTTTCCTGATTACTATTTAATAGACGAATTTCATTTTTATAGTCATCTTGTATCTGTTTATTTGCTGCAAGTTTTTCAATTAAAACATCTTTTTCAAGTTTTTGAATTTGTTTAATTGAACCGCCCTGCGACTGCAAAAGTTGTATTTGCCTTTCAAGTGCTTTAACACGCAAATTGCTTGCTGTTTCAATTCGTGTTTTTTCGGTCTCTAAATATTCAAGCCACGTTTTTTGCTCTTCGTTCAATCGCTTTTGTTTTTCAGCGGCGGTCTCCGTTCTGCGTGAAAAAGCAAATAAAGCACCTACCACCGTAACCAACAACATCGCCAATAATACATAAGGGTTTGCCATTGCAACCTTATTAAATGCTTTTTGTGCTATTGTAGCTCCGACTGTTGACTTTGTCGCCAAATTTTCCGCAACCGCTTTAGCTTTTAATTGAACCGTTTTAACTTTATCCATTGCCACGCTTGCGGAGGTTGCTAAAAATCCTTTTTTCGTTGTTTCATTTGATACCGCCTGCGCTACTGCAACCAACGCCACCACCTGTGCTAAAATCTTTTGCGCTTCGCTTGCTTTTTCGCTCATTGCCCCAAAACTACTCATTAACACACCGCTTGTTAATAAACTGTTTTGCATGCCATTTGACGCCGAGCCGAGCTTGCTCATTGCGCTTTCTAATTGACCTAAACCACTAACAGCCTTTTGATAGTTTCCAACGGAGTCACGAAAATATCCTGTGCTTTCACGAAGTTGTTTATACTTTTCGTCAAGGGATTGAATACGAGCCAAAAGCTCGCCGCCTACTTCTACGTTATTGCGTTGCTCTTCGCTCAAACTTTCATACTCATTGCGGAGGTCTGTTAACTGCATACCCATTGCCTTTATAGAACCCTCCGCCAGATTGTTTTGCGCTATTTCTCTACTTAAAAGCCTGTTTTTTTCCCTCAGTTCCTGATTGGCTTTGACCTGCGCCCTATTTGCCTCGCTATTAACATTTTCAATCCGCTTTTGTGTAGCCTCCAGCTTTTTAGCCGCCTTTTCCTCGTCTGTTAATGCTTTTGCACGTGTTTGAGAGCTTTTCGCTGCGGCTTTGACTTGCACGTCCGCACCTTTAAAAGTCTTATCAAGTCTATTCAATACAGTCTCAAGGGTTGTTAAATCTTTTATTGATTTTTCAACTCCATTTATAATAATTTGATATACCTTTTTTCCGTCCATAGCTACATATATTATATATAATTATCTATATTTCAGTAACTTAATCTTTGTTTTATTGCGCCCCGAAGGGTCGTAACCTGTTATTTCTGCAACTTTGTAAACATCGCCATTAAAAATAACGTTTAAAACCCTGTTTAATTTTTCGTAAATAAGCGGCGGCAGTATTACTTCTATTTCTGTATAGTGGTTTGACGTGTTTAGCATTAAGTCAAAGTAGTTGTTTAAAATAGAAATATTACTATTGCTATAATCGAGCGTACATTTACCCGCAAGTGTGTTACTTACTTTTGCTATTTTAGCATTTTGGTTGTTAATCTTTATAATAACGCCGTCATCTGAAAATAGCCCATTAAAGTACCAAAAGCGCAAATTTAAGTCTGTAAATTTTTTAATCATTGCCTCGTCATACGGAGCATACGGATTCCAAACATCTGATTTACTTATTATAGGTAATTCGATAGCTATTTGTTCAGCTCCTTGCACTTTAACAATTTGCTTATACCAACAGTATGAAAATTCGTTTATATGAGAAATCTCTCCGCCCGCTTCATTGGTTGTATGATAGACACCGCCACCGTCTGTTTTGTTTGTGGACAAATAGCCCTCCTCCTCTTCGTTAATCTTAAAACCAAATTCGTAAAATTTTGGCAGTTCAACAGGTCTATTGACACGCTCTTTTACGGTTGCATATTCGTCTAAATCTACATAGTCATTAAAAGTGTAGGCAGGTGCTTTTTTCGTGTCTAAACTATAAACGTTATCACTTTCAAGTGTCAAACTCAAATTGAACATTTTTATAAAGTTATCTACAAAAGTGTTAACATCTATTTCGGTGGGCAAAAAGTTTGTTAAATCTATATTACTGTTTGCGAATGTAACACCGTCATTCCAATTCATTGGCGCAGTTCCTTTGCCCTCAGCGTCTATCTTTAACCAATCTTTTTCAATTCTAAATGCTTTTATATCTAATTCAAAAACAATACTATGATTTACCCAGCCAAACTCTGAACTGTTATAGTTTTTGCGCCACCGCCCCTCGCTTGCTACACTTGCAAGTGAAATCAATTCGCCTGCCTCCAGCCACACAACCGCATGAACCTCCCCTGTGCCACCTTGTTGTTTATTACATACCTGTCCATTATAAGCACCTCGCACCGCAAAATCGTTAACATTTTTTAATTCAATTTCGTATTTGTCAGAGTTTGACCATGTATTGTCACCGCTCCATTTCTTATATCCAAATGCTTTAGAGTTTACCGCCACCCTATTTTCGTTTGTTTCGTCAAAACTTAGTGTAGGTTTAGCGACTTGTATTTGTGCGTTTTTGGGGCTTTGCAGTGCTGTTTCTTGAGCGTCGTCCGCAGGGTTTGTAAAGTAAATATTTTCAGTTTTATAGTCATGCGGATATCTACCAAAACCAAAACCGACAATCATCTTATTGTCTTGCTCTAAATCTATCATATTCATTGCGCCACTCCCTGTTACTCGTGGAAAATATTTAGGAGCGTTGTCGGCATTGAAAATTGTATTTTGATTTTGATTATTGCGATAATAGGTACTGTTTAGTTTTGCTGTTTGTAAATTAAAGTCTGTTGTATTCCTATCACGTAGCAACCTTATTTCTTGTATTCTAAAAGGAAAATAATTGTTACTGTTATCGCTCCGCCCCCCGATATGTTTTATTCCGTAGGCTTCAGCTTTATAGTTTCTGTTTTCAGGAATGTACACACCTGCTCGCAACCTTATTTTATAGTAACCTGTTGCGGGGATACGTACTTGTAAATTTTTCCATGTATGAATACCCTCAATACTTTCCGTCTGTAAAACATTGTGACCTTTGTCGGTCAAGACTTCAATATTTGCTCTTGTGCTATTAAATAGGTTGCAACTATAAATATTATATCCGTCATTCTGTGAAGTGTAACAACCAACTTCAAAATCTTTATAATATGCCCCCGACCCTTTGCACGAACTCCACGAACCACGCAATTTAATATCGCACGAATAACCATAATTCCATGCGCTCGGCAAATCGGGCGGGTTTGTGTAACTCATATATAACTGTTTTAGTCGCTCATCTTTTAATGCCTTGCCCTTTAAAGTTAATCCATGCGATTTAAAAATATGGTCTAATAGCTTTAGTACATTCATTGACGGATAAAAGTCCTCCCGCCCCAAAATAACGCTATTGTCCCACACATTGCGCTCGGTGTACGGCTCTTGTTTTGGTAATAAACCGTATAAAACATATGGGAAAATTGCTACCTGCGGAGTCTGTTTTGCAAGTTCGTTGTAATTACTTATTGAACTAACAAAGTCTAAAAACTCTATTGTATATGGGGGGAGCTCCGATAGCATTTTGTCCCCAAATATTTCGGATAACTCTTTTATTTTTGGTAAATATAAATTTCCTTTGAAGTGTGTTTGTGTAATCTCTGAAAGTAAAAATTTTCCTTTGAAAATAAGCACCCCCGCCGCCAAAAGCTCCGCATTGTACGTCTTTGCAAATTTGCCGATTTTTTCTTCAATATCTGAAAATTCAAAAATTTCTCTATTATTAAATGTTATCGGTAAAGAAATTAAAAATGAGTTTTGAGCGTTTGACACGTTTAAAGCGTTCGGACTTAAAATCATTCTGTTAAGTCTTATACTGAAAGCGTTATCTAAATCGATACGCCTATCATTTATAAATAGTTCAATACTGCTATTATTACTCATTGTTATATCTATATTTCATAATTGGCTGATGTTGGTTATCGGTTGCCTTGCTCTCTTTTAATGTAAAGCTATCAATCAAAATATTATTGCCGTCATTATCTATGATACATTTTGACGTTGCAAACTCTTTTAACCATTCTGCAATTTCATTGGTTACCATTGCGCCGTCAATAGTCATTAATTGGTTTAGGTTTACATTTTTCACAATCTCAATCCCATGCGTTTTATCGTTATTCTCAGGTGTCGGGGTGCTTTTGTATGTATCTGCTTTTGGCGCAATCTCTTTTTGAATAGGAGCGTCAAAGTTGAATGAATCCCACCCACCTAAAGAGTTTAAAAAAGTAAACGTATTGCATATATGCACACTCTCAGGTCTAACTTCGTAGGTAATGAAATTAGATACTTTTTCTTTATGTTGCCCCTTGTATAATGCAACTTTTATAAAACTTAAATTTGGATATATGTTAATTAAATCGTCTAATAAAAGTCGGCACGTGTTTATTTCGTTTAATGATTTTCTATTTGTTATGTTACTTTCAATCGAACCCATAAACTCGCCCGCAGAGTTTAATGCTTGGTACATAACGCCGATAACATAATTTTCTCCGTCCTCAAATGTTAAAAGCGTGTCTCTAAAAATAAAATTTATATACTCTTTTTGTCCTTTAACGTAAGGTGTCATCGGTTTATTTGTTAATAGCTTAAATTCGTGTATACCGTCAAATACATATTCATTTAAGTCTATTTCTCTACTTTGCGGAGTTTTACCATTAACCACTTTTAAAGCGTTTGAAACGTAAAACGGTATTGTGTTTCTTTTTGCAACTATTCTAACATTTAGCATAGTTCCTGTGTCGAACCACTCCCCTGTGTTGAATGCACCACGTGGAGCATTATATTTTGTCAACCCATTAAACATACTGTTTAACTCGAACCATAGCGGACGTCCTATATATGTTTTTGCTAAAACGGTTGCAAGTGTGCCAATCACGGCAGGCGTGGTCGGGTAATCGTGGTCGCCGAGCTTTACATTGCAGTTGGTATAAACTTCTATTTCAATATAAGCACTCCAACTGCCTCCTTTTATAGTATCGTAGTCATCGGACGTTGTTGTTACGTCCGTGTGTGCATATGCGACACCGTCAGGGTCATTTGGAGTTGAAAAAGTGACTGTAAAAGCATAGCCTGCGCCCTTACTTTTTATATATAAAACATTACCATTTACAACCTCGCCCTCCTCAAGTCCAAAAGGTATAAATATATCAAAGTGCGCTTTTATGTATTCATTAGACAATAGTTTTTGTTGTATATTTACAGTTGTTTGATATTGTGTATTTTCAATTTTAAATTGATTTTCATTTGGCGTCCCCTCCGTACCCTCAATAGTCATTAATTCGCCTCGTGGATATTGCGGCGTTCCTCTGTAAACAACAATTTTGGTTTGTCCGCTGTTATACGGATAACCCTTTTTAATGTTAACTTTTATCTGTTTTTCTAAAAACCTTTTGTTACGTGGATAACTTTTGATAATTAAAAAATTTTTGTCATCTGCTAAACTTATTTCTCTCGGCTCTGTTATATCTGCAATATCTGTTATTTTGTAACCCATTGTTTTAGTCTTTTTTTTAATCGTTAAAAAACTCTGTTAAACTCTCTGTTATCGCTTCAAAAAGCATATCCGCCCATTTGTCGTTAAATCTCAAATCTAATTTACTTTCAATCGTTGCTATCACTGGTCGCCCTGCATATCCGTCCCGCCAAATAGCGTATGAAATTGCGTAAAGCGTTCCGCTGTCGGTCGGTATGCCTCGCCGTTTTGCCCAATCTACCAAATCACTAATCGGAGGCGGACTGCCTGTTTTTGGTTTACGTCCTTTTTCTACACTATCAATATAATGATTAAAAAGTGTTTCAATAACAGGGTCGCCACCCTCAAAATTGTACCTTAAAATCATTTCTTTGCGGAGGTTGCTGTCGATTAGCGTATTGATACCGACTTTTATATTTGTGCCAATAGCGTCATCGGTAAAGACTTCGTTTATTATTTCAAATAAATCCTGTGCAATAACCGCAATAGCTATTTTAACACCCTCTTTCATTCACTTATATTTTAAAATTTGGCAACGTTTTTTTGTCAGAAAATACTACACACCCCTCCGCTCCCTTTGTGTCAAAATTTGGCAGTAAGTTACTAACTTCAAACTGTTTATTTTCGTCAAAATTGTCGGCGCACAAGTCCACAGGATTAACTCCATTAACATACAAAGTAAATCGACACCCTGCGGCGTTATCGTCAAAGTACTCTCGCAAACTTAGTATTGAAAAACTATCTACAAAAAAGCCTGTTGCGTTTGCCGTCTTTTTTATTTTCTCTATAAATGATAGACCTACATTCATTGCAACACCTTGCAATGTTGGCACTTCGTTACTATTTTCAGGAACGCCCAAAATATCCAAATTAACAGTATATTGCAAAGCGTTATTATTTACATTTCTTATATATATCGGGTCGTCTAACCATGCAAGCGGATACCTATCAATCCCGCCCCCTTTGCCTCCAGAATGACCGTAACGAAATGTTTTAATTTTTGTATGTTGGCGTGATAACTCAAAAAATAAATTAACTATTTGCATTGCCTCCTCCCCTTATTTTGTTTAATCGTTTATCTAAAATATATTGGTAATTTTCAGCTTCTACTTTATCTCTTTTAAAGAGTAGGAATGTAAGAACCTGTGCAATCGGTATTTTAACAATTTCATCAAAAAGTAATATTTTATCGCCCGCCAAATCTGAAATGATTTTATACCACCCCCACGACTTTGAAAAATTTTGATACTCTGGGGCAATTTGCCGACCGCCGATAATAGCTCGTTGTAAACCTTTGTAAGTTTCTGTAATTCTTTGTTGTAATGTAAAAAAAAAGCAAGCACCCCCCTGACTTTGTCCATTGTCAAGTCGGCAAACATCGCCGCCCTTTTTTCGTTATTATTGTAGTTATATTCCTCGCCAATAGGACGACACACAATAGCCAATATGTTACTTAAAACATTAGCCCCTTTTTCCTGCACCTCCGCCACGTCCACGTATGCGCCGAGTGTCAACTTATCCTCCGCCTGCACTACATAATTAATTCCTTTGATTTTTATTTTTGGGTTTGGCTTGGCTTTATTTTCCTCAAAGATAAATAACACCCTTGCAATTATCTCCTCCGAAATTGTGTAAGGCAATTTTAAAAGTGTTTCATAGTCAATTTTACAAATTTTTGCAATCACTTCGATACGCTCACGAATTGAACCAAAAGGGACGTTAAAATATTGTTCATAGTCCGACACTTTAATATCGCTCCATTTTTCAGGTACGTTAATAACTATATCTTTATATTCTATCTTTGTCATAAATAAATAAATATATATACTATATGATAAATTAATTTTTTATTATCTTAAATACAAAAATACTATATTTTAAATAACATGAATGCAACCGACACAATTAGCAACCCTAACAATTTTGTAGTTATAAATCTTAGTTCAATCGAAAGTAAATCGGCGCAACCTGCAATGAAAAACAACCATGCGGGCTGGGTTGACTTTGGAGCTAAAAACGATTATCCGCAACAAATAATAAATATCATAGGAAAAAGCCCTGTTAATACTGCTATCATTGGCAGTATTGTTACTTATATGTGTGGTAAAGGTATCAAAGAAACTTTAAAGGCAAATGAGGAGGTTAAATTGATAGGAGTGCCCAACCCCTCAGAATCGTGGGACGAGGTATTTGAAAAACTTGCAAAAGATTACAAAATGTTTGGAGGCTTTTATTTTCAGGTTGTAAAAAACAAAGACGATACAACTGTGAGTATTTTCCATCAGGATTTTTCAAAAGTTCGTATCGGGCAAATTTCAGAGACAGGCGAGCCTTTAACCTTTCGTATTTCAAATGATTGGAAAAAAACAAGTGGCAAAAATAAACCTATTGAACTAAACGCATGGAACGGCATTAACAACCTCAAAAAAGGCGAGGCGCAAATGTTTTACCACTTCGATTATATTTCAGGACTTTCGCACTATTGCCTCCCCGATTATCACTCAAGTTTAGAGTACGCAAAAGCGGACGGCGCACTTGCTGAATTTTTTAACAACTCTATAAATAATGGATTTACGCCGAGCGTAGTTATAAGTATGCCGTCTAATCCAGACGAAAAGAAAAAAGCGGATTTTCAGAGAAAAATGGAGCAGGCATTTTCAGGCGCAAAAGGAGCTTCAAGCATTGTTATTTTGTGGGGAGAAAATGACGAAGTTAAACCTGTTATAACTCCATTTACAGCGTCCGCAAATGCAAATATTTATAATGAAATTGAGGGTATCATATTTCAAAAAATCATTAGTAGCCACAGGCTAAGCAGCCCGACACTTGCGGGTATTTCAGGAAAAGGCAATTTATCAGGAAACGCCGCCGAGATTGTTGACTCCTTTGTGTTGTTCAATTATACAGTTATCGAAAAATTAAAACGTAAAATTTTAGACAAATTGAATATATTTACAAAAATAAACGGCACGGCGGAGTTAGCGATTGCGGAGTTGGACGTTGTTACGAAAATTAGAGAAACAGAGAAACCAAAAAAGACGTTAAACGTTAAAATAGAAAATCCAAAAGAATTAAAATAAACAAATAAAATACAATGGAGATACTTTTAATATCCGATGACCTGTTTAGACAATGCAGTCCTGTTAAAGAGGAGTTTGCTATACAAACATTTATTCCCTACATAGCACTTGCACAAAAATTGTATATAAACGATATTTTGGGCGCACCTCTTTTAACAGAGTTGCAAAACCAAATCAAAGAGGCAACCGAAAGCCCCGACGCCGCCCCATATCCGATAACTGAATATAACAGAGCGTTGCTCTCTATGATAGCCCCTCCGCTCTCTTTTTATGCCGTGTATCAAGGTTTACCATTTCACTGGGCGGCGATACTAAATAAAGGCGTTACGTTACGTGAAAGTGAAAATAGCAAGGCGGTTGATATTAACGATATTGCACAATTAAAAAGGTGGCTCAAAGACGATGCGGAGGTGCTATTGCGACAGCTTATTGACTACCTTTGCAGTTGTAAAAATAACTTTCCTTTATGGAATAGTCAAAGCTGCTGCAATAGCGCAGGGGGTGCTGTTTTTGATATTAACGATTGCGGTATATATATACCAAATAGATAACAATATTTATAAATTTAATCTTATTTAATTAAAATGCTTAAACGTATGATAACAAAATTAAACGTAGTGGCGAGCGCACCACTCGGCTGGCTAAGTGCTATATTTTTTACTGTAATAAATTTCTTTGCGCCTGAAGCGTACTCATTTGGGTTGGTATTTGTGGCTGTTTTTTTTGACGCTGTTTTTGGCATTGCGGTCGCCGTGAAAAAAAGGGGGGATTTTGCACTTTCAAAACTTGCAAGATTGACACTTTTTAAATTAGCTGCTTACGCTACAAGTTTAATTATTATATACATGATTGAAATGTTAATACATGACAAAGGATTTATCGGTATAAAGATAGCGGCAGGATGGGCGGCGGCGTGTGAGTTTTGGAGCTTATCGGCGCACGTGCTTATATTAAATCCTAATATACCATTTTTCAGAATAATGCGAAAGTATCTACGTGGAGAGATTGAAAGTAAATTAGATACACTAAATAAAAAAGACAAAAGCGGTCAACAGGAAAGTTTTAGCGATATATTCAAATAATTGTTTTTTTCTACTCATAAGTTTCTTTATTTTTTATGTTAACAATCAAAAGGGGGTGTATTAAAAAACGCCCCCTTTTGTTATTTACGTCTAATTAGATTAATACCGACCGTAACCCCAACATGAGGGGCAAAACCTTTGCCCGTCCACCCGACACCCGCTCCAAACATAACACCAAAAAGGGGGGATTTTTTTTGTGTAACAGTTTCTTTAATTGTATTTGTGGTGTATAACTCCAAATGTTTTAACGTGGGATTGTAGCCCTCCACAATAGCAAAATAACTCTCTGACTTGTACTCTTTTTGTGTTATCGGTATTGCTACATTTGCACTATCAATTTGAGTTATAACTCCCGCCGTGTCAATAGTTGTTAAACTATCTTTAACTAAAACTTTTACTATTTCAGTTTTGACCTCTGTAACTTTAACAGGGATAAACTCTTTTTCTTTTATTACAATAGTGTCTCTTTTAATTATTATTTTTTCGTCAATTACTGCGGTTGCTGATTGGCTGTTATCGGTTGCATACCTATAACCAAAATAAGCACCAACAAAAGCTCCGCCCATCGACAATACAAAACATGTAATTAAAAATAATGTTACTTTTTTCATAGCACCATGTTTTTTTTTGTTAATTATAGATAGTTTACTTTTTCAATTCAAAGTGTGCAATATCTTTGAACTTCCAGTCGCCACCCCAAACAACTGTATAACCTAACTGCGCCGCAATCTCTTTTATATGTTTTGCAATTCTCTTTAACATAAAGGGGACGTAACTTTCATTAATTCGTACATATCCGTCAACAAATGGGTAAATATCCACCGCATAACCGTAACCGTCATCTTTTGGCTGATGGTTGCTCTTTTTGTTAACACCGTCACAATTGGTTACAATTGCACCCCCTTTGCCATCTCTGCCAATAGCATAAAGAGACTGCTGACGCTCCATCGTGCGAACACCCTCGATAACTGTAAAATCGTGCGGGCTTTGCTTTATTGCCCATTTTACCACTTTAACCAAATCGGGGTGAACACCCTCCAAATTCTTTAAACTCCTTTTACTTAAATAAAAATCTTTTTTAGCCATGTTTTTATATTGTTATTATTATTGTTATTTAGAATGGTTTTAAATAATTGTGTTTTTATTTCGTTGTACTTACTGTAACATCAAAGCCTGCTGATATGTTTGAAAGTCTATTTAAAAAGACGTACCGCTCGGCATCTTTAGCGTGGTTAAATTTATCAATTGGCTCGCCTGTGTAATTGCCATCTTTATCCTGTGAATATCTGTATTTTCTATTTTCGTCTATTGAATTAACACTCCGCTCGGTATAATGTTTTTTGTATCTATTCATTACACGAATACCCAGCCCGATGTCTTTTACAATTTTATCAGGTACACGTAAACCGCCATTTCGTAACTCACTTTTTGAGCGTGGGTCGGCAGGGTCTGCAATTATTTCGTAACGTTGCAAATTATTTTCTTTTATTATCTCTACAATTTCGGGATTGTCTAAATTACTTTGATATGCCAACTCATCTATATAAACCTCTCCACCGCTTAAAACAACCAACATCACGGCGGTCGGGTTTGACCATCCAAAATCGACACCGATATACGCTTTTTTCCATTCTGAACGTGGGGGCATTTCTCTGACAATATCCCAATTTTTTATAATTAATCCCTGCTTGCTACCTATTTTACCGAGCCCATATACATTCCACCAATCAGGGTCAATTTCTCTGTTACTTTCAATCTCTGCTATTTGTGAACTGCTTAACATATCATTGTCCAAATATGTACTATCAATAAGCTCCACGTCCGCACGTGGCAACAATTTAGAATCAACCCAAAACTCATATATAGGATTGTAGTCAATTATTATTTTTTCGGTTGTTCTTACTGCTAATTGTCGGTAAATCTCCCATTCTAAATTAGTGGCTTCGTTAACAAATAAAATATCACGGCTCAACCCATGCACCCGACCAGCGTCCATTGCGCTAAAAAATTCTATCATTGCATTATCGTAGCGATATATTTTATCGGTATCATGCCAAGCATTAGAGTTGTATATATTTTCATTCTCTAAAATAGTTTTAAAGTCTCTAATTGCACCCCGCTTTAATTGTGGCAAAGTCTCAGCCACCACCGATATAACACGTTTTGAGTTTGTTTTTAAAGCTATGATATTTAGAAGTTGTAATATTGCAAATGTTTTGCCCGAACGTGTGCCGCCCCGCATAACAATTACACGATTTTCAGGTTTGATATATGCTTTTAAAAGTTTGCTAAAAACGTTCGTAGTCTCCACATGCTAAATAAGTTTGATTATTATGTTTATTTAGTTTGATTATAAACTACTTGTTAGCTTGCTTAAATTCTCTGCTATTTCGTCGTCTCTGACTGTTATTCGTATAACAGAATCGCCCGCCGTGTTTTGATTAACACTGTCGGCGATATTGTGTAGCCTTGCAACTAAGTTAGCGGCAAATTTACCCACCGCCGCCCCTTCAACATTTTGAGTTTGCGTTATCGCTTCAATAACTTCTATTGCCTTCAGTACTTCAATTTCGTTTTGTTTTGCTTTGCCCTCTTCGATTTTATTTCTTATATGCCCCTTTGCACTACGAAAATACGAACCACTAACGCCCAAATAAACACACAATCCGCTCATTGTGTAAGGTCGCCCGAGCGGTACTTCAACCAAAACAGCCCGCCCTCCTTGTTTCATCAACTCATAACGTATTAGCGGATTTTTGTCGCACCACGTAAAATAGGTATATGCCTCCTGCATTAATTTTTCTGCATTGTCTAAAAGGCGTTTAGCTCCACCACCGTAGTACTTACTTTTACGTTTCCAAAAGGTATTTGCCGCTGTTACTTTTGGCTGCTCAGCCTGCGCCACAGGTACACGTCTTTTGCTATTCGTACTGTTGCTATTTGCGTTATTTGTAGTCATTTTTTTTAAAACTCCTATTCTTTTGCTCTTTTGCTCTTTTACTCAAAAATCGTTTTAAACTCATTGTAAAAAATTAACTCTTTTTGCGTTGCTTTGCCCTCTTCGATTTTTTCTTTTAACTCATTGTGCGCCGTGTTAAATTCGTCAATCCTAAATCCGCAAAAAACACAAAAGCCCGTCAGCATTGGTTTAATATCATGTTTCTTACAAAATTTTTCAAAACCAATTTTACGCTGACAAAAAGCCTTTGTGTCTCTTTTTTGGATAATATAAAACATATTGCAAAAACCTTTTATTTTCTATTCAGGTCTAAAGGTCGCTTTGCCGTTCGGTTGCACCGCTAAAAAACCCTCGCCGCCGTCAATTACCTTGTAAGTTCCTGCCTTTACAACCGAGCCATCGCTCGCCATTTTTACAGTTCCCTTATTGCCTTTTGACACTTTGAAAATAACGCCACCCACCTCCTCCAGTTCCAAGTTAAAAACTTTGTCATTGTCGGTATTGGTATTTTCATTTTCGCTGTCGGCTTCGTCACTTTCACTTTGTACCTCCGACAAATAAAGTTCGTACCATTTTCGCAATCGTGTAACTCTTTCGTGCAAACAACTTACACATGATTGCGGAACGTCTTTTAAATCAAAAATTTCATTGTGCGCCGTGTATATCTTTGACACACTGTATTGATGGGCGTCCGCCTCTTTCAAAACCTGCTCCACTAACAAAACGTTTTTTTCAGTGGCTTTTTTTAAATCAAATTTAATTTGTAAATCTGTCATGGTTTGATTGTTAATTTAAAGTTAATTTGTAAATCTGTCATGGTTTGATTGTTAATTTAAAGTTAATAGTTAAATAATTTATAAGTCCTAAAAGAAATGCAACGGTAACAATATAAAACCGTGCAAAATTTATTAAATCGGCTGTTTCAAAAACATACCTTGTAAATAAGATAATTACACACCCAAATATCAAAGTTAACCAAAAAGAGAGGCAACCGTAACAATTGAATGGTTTAAAGTTCAAAATTGGCTTTTTTATTTGTGTAAAAATGTAAGCCCCTGCCCTGCTAAGTATCGCTATTGCAACCAACACGGCAAATAAACCTAAGTAAATTAATAAGTTAATCATAATAAAAAGTTATTAAAAATATTGAATTATTATAACATTTAGCTATAAAGATAGCAAATTGTTATATCTATCTTTGAATTTTACCGCTATATCTTTGCGTAAATTACCTAAAATAACCATTACTTTAGAAAATGATATATTTTCAATTCGTGCCAATTCTCTGTATGATATTTTAGGAAAATTTTCAGCATATTTAAGAAATAGTTTTACGGAGGTCGTATCATAATTTTCAGTAACATATTTGAATATATCTTTTTTCAGTTGTTCTAATTCGTTATTTATTTCTGTTTCATTCTCATTGTCAAAAATTAGATAATTTTTGACTTTTATTATATCTGTATTTGGAGCTTGTTTTAAAACTGCCAATCTATTTGTATAGTAGCTCCGTAAAAGGTAAAATTTATAGTCTTTTATTTTAAAGTTTTTCAGTAAAATGCTTTCATGTATCTTTAAAAAAGTGTCTTGTAAAATATCTAAATCTAAAACGGTAACTTTTATCCAGTCGCCGCATATTTTGTTAAAGTTTTGAGCGTACCAATTTGTAAAGTTGTTAGCCGCTAATTGTGCTTCAGGTGTAATTTTTTCTTTTCCTGTTAACCTTATGTAGCGTTTTTTTCTTTTTGGCTTTTGTTGGTTGCTCATATTTCATTAGCTACGAATTTCAAAACGGTTCGCATGCCAAAAGCATAAAGTTTTTATTTTTCATTGTGCGCCCATTTATTTCGTATATAGATATGTGGCGACCGCTCAAATCGTGTGTTTTAATGCTTTTTGCCTCGTGCCTTGTAAGTGGTTTAATGCTATCGAAATCCATTACATTTGAGTTATAGTTAGCATAGTATTACCTTTGTTATCTGTAATAACGTCAATTTCATAACTTCCTATCGGTGTGTCAGCTAAATATGTTACGCTGTTAATTAATGTTTTATATCACGCCAACCGCATTATAATTATAATAGTTTCATTCATAATTTATTGATTTATAAGATTAATAACTGTTTTTTTCGTCTAAAATAATACTTTTTTTCTCATTGTTTAAAAAAGTGTAAATCATTTCTTTTATAGGTTGCTCACACATAACGCCAAAAGCATTGGTAATATTTTCAGGGGCAAAGCCTGTCGCCCAAATAGTTATCAAACAATTTGACTGCTCTAATTGCTTTAAAACTCGGTCGATGTAGTCTATTTTGGCATTTTGCATGAGTCTTTTTTCGTTTTCTGTTTCTGATGTATCCATAAGCAAATGATTTAAAGTTGTTTATAATTAATTTTATTTGTTTTTCGGTGTTTTTATTTTCTGTAAATATTATATTTATTTTGATATATAGCAAATATTTTAACAGTTTTTTATTAACATTTTCTTATATATCGCTTTCAAATGGTTCAAAATCAACATCATGTACCGCTCCTGCAATATCTGTAAATTTTGCGTATCTTGGTTCAAAGTTCAAAACAACCCTGCAATATCTGTAAATTTTGCGTATCTTGGTTCAAAGTTCAAAACAACATCGCCAATTGAGCCGTTACGGTGCTTTGCAATGATTATCTCAGCTTTACCTGCGGCGTCCGTGCCATCGCTCAAAGTTTCTATTTTATAATATTCAGGTCTGTGAATAAACATAACAATATCGGCGTCCTGTTCGATTGCGCCCGACTCCCGCAGGTCTGATAATTGCGGTCTTTTATTGCCACTCCGTGTCTCTACTGCCCGATTTAGCTGTGAAAGTGCAATCACAGGGACATTTAATTCTTTTGCTATTGCTTTTAAATTCCTGCTTATAGCTGCAACCTCCTGCTCACGTGGCAACTGTGCGCCTGCTGTCATTAGTTGTAAGTAGTCGATAATGATTATATCTATTCTATTTTCGTGCGCTAATCGTCTGCATTTGCCACGTAGCTCCGATATTGATATTGCGGTGGTGTCGTCTATAAACAATTTTGCGTTTTTCATTTTTGGGAGGTGGTGTTCTAACTTTTGCCATTCCCAGTCGGTCAAAATATCGCCCCGCAATTTGTTTGCGCTAATTTCGCACTCGCCTGCGATAACTCTTGTAACTAATTGCGTACTCGACATTTCTAAACTAAAAAAAGCAACCGACTTATTTTGTTCTACTGCTATTTGGCGAGCCATGCTAACTACAAAGGCTGTTTTTCCCATTGAGGGGCGGGCGGCTACGATAATTAAATCGGAGTTTTGCCAACCGTTTGTAATTTTGTCTAAATGAAAAAATCCGCTTGCCACTCCGCTGATACCGTCTTTTTTCTTTGCGTTCGCCTCAATCTGTTTTAATGCCTCGTCAAGTATGATATTAACAGGCAAAACCTCCTTTTTTATGCCACTTTCGGATATTTTAAACAATTCACGTTCGGAATAATTTAAAAGCTCTGAAACATCGTTGCTACTATCAAAGGCTTTTTTTTGAATATCGGTTGCAACTCTAATTAATTCACGTTGTAAATGTTTTTGAGCTACTATTTTAGCATGGTATTCAACATTGTGCGCTCCTGCTACACTCTCCGTCAAGGAGGCAATGTAAACACGCCCGCCGACACTTTCAAGCTCGTTTTTTCTTTTTAAAGCATTGGTAACGGTTAGAATATCAATTGGCTCATCTTTGTTATACATCTCTGAAATAACAGTAAATATTTTTCCGTGCCCTCCTCCGTAAAAGCTGTTAGGTTTCAATATTCCTACTATCTCAGCAAAAGCCTCGCCCTCCAGCATTAAAGCTCCTAAAACGGCTTTTTCAATTTCAATATCATGCGGGGGCATTTTTCCTATGTTTTTGTAATTTTCCATAAAGTAAAAAGTTTAGTTGTTAGTATCTAAAATTAGTAAACTGAATAATAGCTTTATCGTTATTATCGGCATTTTCAAACCATTTATCAAATCTTAAAAAGGTCAATCCGTCATTGGTTGCAATATCCTGCCAATCAATTTTCTTATTTTCAATTTCTGCATAAACACAATTTTTAAAATTTGTCAATCTTTGCAACCCGATACCGTCATTTTTTGTTAACCTTAAAAACTCTACTTGCTTGCTACGATACGGCAAACCCTGCCAATATCGCAATGACAAACACGCCTCGCCACTGTTTATTTTTTCAAAACGCTGTCGCCAATATTCGTAGTTGGGCGCAATGCTAAAACAGAACGCCCTGCGAAACAAAATTTCTGAAACGCTTATTCCCATTATCGTAATATTCTCGGTCAATTTCAAATCCTACAAAATCAAGACCCGCCTTATTCGCTGCAATCCTACTGCTTTGGCTTCCTAAGTGAGTATCTAAAATCAAATTACCTTCTTCAGCGTAATTTTGTAATATCCATTCGTATAATTTAACAGGTTTTTGCGTTGGGTGTATAGTTCCCTCTTTTAATAGTTCAACTCTATTTATTTTAACAACCCTTGTGGCACTATTAAAACTACTAAAAGCCAATTCAGCATCACTCATTGTTAATCCTTCTTGCCCTTTA